GTTGAATCCTGTGATGAGTGATGGGTACAGTCCCTTGTAGTCAATAACCGCTACACCCTCGTACAATCCATCATCTGTAATAATAAATTCAGCGCCCTTCAAATCAACCTTTTCGCCTTTGTATCGAGAAGGTGCTATCAGATGTGTTCGTCGTTGAATTAAGCCACGCGCGAAGTTTGTTACGTTGGTTGCTGATTGAATGGATACACCACACAATCGAACCATCTCAACAAAGAAGTCTGTGACGTTTCGCGCTTCATCAATACCACGAAGAAGAACGGTGTCGAGTAGACAATAATCAACAAACTCTTCCCAATACTCGTACCATCCATTGTGGACATCCATACCCTCAATTTCTTCTGTGAGTTTTGAACCGAGTCCTAATTCTTCCGCGATAGTATTCAACTTAAGATTCGGTAGTTGTCCACCACCACTATCTTTCCAAACGCGTTCAAACCCTGTACCACTTCCCGCAGGTGCGGCGGTGTCAAATTGCCATCGACCCGCAATTGGTTGGTCATCATGTCTGTAGCGCTCACCTTTCTTTGGACGTCGAATCACACCCAACGGGCTTAACTTCGACGCGCCACCGTAACCGTAAATCTTGTCAAGACGCTCAATCATGTGAGGTATGTCGAAAAATGTTCCCGCGTGAGCAATCATCATGTCGGGGTCGCGTTTGTTGAGAAAATAAAGAAAGGCATCATACATGTCTCTTTCGGATTTGTAAAGCCTTAATTGATACTCTTCGTCGCGCACTCTTCTGTGAATCGCAGTATCGTTTTGCCATTCTTGACGGGACCAAACTTTAGAAGCAACATCGTCTTCATCATACGGACAATTGGTTCGCTCATCAGCCCATGCAAAGACAACGGGTGTGTCAAGGTCGGAGTCAATAACAGCGATGACGGTTGTGAAGTTGTCATCGCCGGTATTACATTCGATGTCATACCACCACTTGCGCGGTTTCCATTTCGGCATTGCTGTGCATTCGTTGATGAGGTATTGGTCAATGAACGACATGTCACCCTCATAGGTCTTCGGGAACATTTGACTCATCCGATATATGTCGAATGGGTTGTGTGTTTCGACTCTATAGAGAAGTCCTCCATCAAGCGCTTCGTAGGTTTTGTCTTTGCACACCTTTGCTTTTGGATACGCTCGCTTCAATTGACTTATTGCAAAGTTCGATGTTGAAGCAGGTATGTACATGTGAGGCTTGAAGTCATCCACTTGTTGCTCGACAAGTTTACCATCCTCATCTCTCCAACGTAGGTAGATTGTCGGTGCTTTGTCGTTGTGATAAACAGCATCAGCAATCATCAACTAACCCCCTGTTGGTGCTTGAGAACAAGCAGGTCATCATGCTCATGGTGTTGTAGTATGAGTGCCGCATTAGCGCCCATATGAAAATCAACCATACCATCGCTCATGCAAGCAAGCGTCTGTGGTAGATGAGAACCAAAGTGTGTTACCGATTCTTCCTTACCCGACACGTCGTTTAACTTGACGACACGGTTCACGTTTGCGCCACCTGCAACATGACCTACCGTGACAACAAGTTCCTTGTCTGTAGGGCATATCTTAACACGGCATGGTGCATCCTTACCTGCAATCTTGACGGCTGTGGATAGTCCACGAATGTCCTTCATGTTCAAGTGTCCATGAATATCCAACAGCGCCGGTCCAATCTTTGTGAAGTTCGCATCAATCATTGTCTTGATTGCAAAGTTAGCGCGCTCCAAACTTGCGGCTGAACGTATGTGCGTGTGGCTCGGAAGCACAAGAGAGTCCTTCTCTAATTTTAAATTAAGAGAGCCGTCCCATTGGTTCACTATACATAAGTCTTGCGAAGATGCTTTAAGGAACGTTATAACCTTAGCAACATCGCTGATGTATATTTTTCCCGGTCTGTACTTGACATCAGCACTCAACATCACACTCATGCTCTTTGAACAATAGTGCGTTGTAGTATCTACTGCACCATAGACGCGGTTGTCTTTTACATTCAACATGAGGTCTTCGATATTGTTTCCGAATCCGTCGATGAATGCTAAGAATTTCTTTCGGTCCACAATCACTTGTGCGGCCATTCAATAGCCTCCCCTGTAAGAGCGATATGTTTTGCGTGACATTTCGGGCATAGTGGTCGTAGTTCGTGCCATCCATTGTAGTTCACATCAAGCCATTTCAAGGATTGATGCAACATGTCCATAGATGGTGTGTACTGTAACTTGTCACCGCATAGGTACAAGTGAGCATTGCGAGCGTTGTTTGACGGCACACCAACTTGAACGTGTATTGGGTAGTCCTTTGGATTGTACATTATTTTATCTGTCATTTACTTCACCTTCATTCTTCGGGGATTCCATTGGCACATATCTTAGACAGACGCAAGCGTAATGTGAGATAACCTTCTCACCGTCCGCCAAATGAATCTCTTCGACTTCACCTGTACCACCACAGGCTCGACACTTTGGGTCGGCCTTGACAGTCATGCGTTCAGCGAATATGCAATCACATGGATGATTTTCAAAATCAACATCGACACATTCACCTTCATGATTCATGACGGCTCGTTGCATCCATATCATACCCTCGCCACCACAGACCATGCATGCAGGGTCCGCTTCATAGGATGGGTATTTGTCGATAAGTGAATCATCACTTCTTGGTCGCGCTTCGTTGTGTGCCTTTTCACCCGTTCTTGGGAAATCATTGTGTTCGTTTGTATCCTTCATATTCCGTCCTCTCGTAGTTCCGGTAGTCCAAACCATTCCGGTGCTTCTTCTTTCTTGGTCTTCATGATAATCCTTCGTTGGTCAAGAAGTTGAGGGTTAGTTCGGCATTTGACGAATTCAACCTCGTAATTCATCTGTCCTGTAGGAGCGCCGTTCTCATCTCGCACTTTGGTCTTGTGGAAGTAGATGATTTGATTCATGTGGTTAGCGGTTTGCTTCTCCCACGCAGGTTTCTTACCGATGATTGCACCGGTCTTATCCTGTAATTCCTTGAAGTGTGTTTCCCAATAGACGCGGACACCTAATCCCATCAAGACTTTGCTAATTGCTGTCAATTGATGAAATCGAGTTGTTCGGATTTGCCAATTGAATCGCATACCGACTTGCTCATGGGGTTTCACTTTAGCACCGATACCGTCCGGCGCGGTTCCCAAATCTTCAATAAACATACAGTTCTTACAGACTTCATCCCATTGGTCTAAACCCGTTACCAACAACGAATTCAGTTTTGGTTTGTTGCCCGGATTTCTCGCCCACTCAACAAGCGTTCTACCGATGTTCATGACTCTCGCATGTGTTGCGGGATAGTCGAAAGCATCTCTTGTATTACTTTGCATGACCCACGGTGAAAGCACTCGGATGTTTCTTGAGTGCGCGCGGTGATGAGATGTACGAATGGTTTGTCCGCCACCATCAAAGTCGAGAACGAAGATAACTTCACCGTTCTTAATTTCTTCATCTGTTAGACTGTCGAGGATAACACCTGTCTTACCTGCACCTTCTGCTCCAACCAATGCGCATAGCGTTTGATTGTCCGGTAGGATGTCAGCCGATTCTTGAATCTCATCCCAAATAGATGCTCCAATTGGCGCTCCTGTCTTTTGTTCTTCTTCCAAAGATACCGGAGGAAACGTTGTTACTTCATCCAATGCCTTTGTTTCTTGTTCTGCTTGCTCTTGTAAATCCTTTAGATTTGCCATTCCTTTCACTCTCCATCTCCTTCAAATTGATTGGAGTTGGTATCGCCACCCTCACCTGCGGGAATTGCATAGCGAGGTACTGCGTAAATACCAACTGCGCTGATTTTAGGAGCGTCACCCTCTTCTCTCTTGGTAAGACCGAGCCGACCATAGATGAAGACTGTGGATTTTACTGCGTATGGTTTCCAACCTTCTTCGGTTGCGTACTCAAACACATGTCCATTGTCGCCTAAGAAACCGTGAATGCTGATTCCAACATCACGTCGGCTGTCGTCACCGAATGCTCGCATTAAATCAAAGGAAGTGACGCGCATGAAATATGTGTAGCCACTTGGGTCGTACTCATAGTCGCTTGGTTCGAGTCGAAGGTCGCTAACTCGCGCCTTGATGAGTACCATCGGTCCGACAGGATTCGGAATACCTGCAATGGTTTCGCTCTTCGTTTCAAAGATTTCAGTCAATGTAGACAAGTCCTTAACGAAGGTTGCCGAGGTCGGTAGAAGACGTTCCGGCTTGACTGCATCAGCGTATTGCTCTTCAACAATACCACCGTATGTAATAGCCGAAGGGAACGGTAGTGTGTTCCATACATCCTCCCATCCTTTGCTGACGTTCTTTCGCTCTCGGACGCTTACGGTACATTCCGAAAACATCTGAGGTACATGCCACTCGTTCGGGTCTTTGGATGTCACAGTAAGGCGCAAGTGGTTTTGTGCGTCCATGAAATTTTCTTTTTCGTTTCCGTAGAAATGATAAGTGCGTTGCCATCGGTAAGGTGTGATAGGTTCACCAAAGCGACCCCATTCCGGATTGTTCTGTAGAATAGCAATCGACAGACCATGCTCTTCAAACAAGAACCACGGCTTTTCATCCGCGCTTTCTTCTGTTTTCTTGACACCATCTTTGCCTTCAAGCATCCATACACCATCTTGAGTAAAAGCGCGAGCAACAAGACCATTCTCAATTGCTTCGCTCATATCGTTAAGTGCGGCTGATACAGCCGGCGCTCTCTTTCGTTCTTGTGCATCTCGCACCTTGCTGTCGATACCAATGAAGTACCCTACAAGTTTAACTGCGTTCGACGCTGATGTATTTGACATCACTCTTCGTTCTACGATGAAGGATTCGGCGGCTTCGATTAGGAAGTCGTCATCTTCTTCGCTTGGGTTGCTGATTCCTAAGTCAGTATTGAGATACGCGATAAATGATTCTCGCGCTTCTTCAATCGACTTGTTGTGCTTTTCAGCCCACCATTTCAATCGTTCTTCCACCTCCGGGTGAAAGTTGTGTTCATCGTTGTTTGCTCCGTTGTTTCCATTTAGGTTCATACTTGTTCCTCCTTTTTGTTTGTTCCTTGCCTATACAGTGTTGCTATGAAGTAGTCCACGAAGGACCGACTCGATAGGGGCCATGTG